TGCAGTCCTCGGCAAAAATGCACTTCACAGCAAGATCCCTCTCAATGCCTTCCGCCCACACGGCGGGAATAAAGTTCTTGATAGACATTTACGTTTTAACCTTCCTTTCTTACTTCCATTTTTTCATAGATTTTTGGATTTTTTCAAAGTTCGCGTGAATCTCCTCCTTAGACATTGCGCGAACCTGATCGGGAGTGTAGAAGTCCTGCGACTCCTTGTGCGAGGACGCAAGAGAGCCCACGCTCGCCTTTTGATTGGCGGCGACCTGTGCCTTTTTGGCATCCTCTTTTTCGTCTCGCGCGCCTCCGAGCTTTTTCTTAAAGCCCATAAAGCCCGCGTAGACCTCGGAGATCGACTTTCTGCCGAGCTTACCGTCGGCATAATCCCGAAAGTCCTCGTTTTCAAAGAGCTCCCCAAGATCGATATCGGGGTACTTATCGCGAAATTCCCCCATTTCACGTGCCGTGCGCTCCTTATCGGCTTCGCCCTTTTCCTCGGCCTCGCGCTTCTCGCGCGATTTCTGCTTTCGGTAGGCCGCCAGATCCGATACGGGATCGCCGCCACTCTTCTCGATCTCTTTTTGCAGGAGATATTCCTCGACGTCCTCTTGGTCAACCATATCTCCGCCTGTAAAGGGGTTTTTTCCGCCAAGCGTCTCGATGATGATGGCGTTGCGCTCGGCGGCATCCACCGCCTCCCGCGCGCGTCGCTTTTCGGCCTGCTTGGCACTCTTGACACCGGCCTGCTTTTTCTCGGCCGAGGGCGTCCCCTCATCGCCGTCACCAAAGCTGCCCGCATCCTCGGGCAGATCCGCTTCCACGGGCTCCACGCCCTCGGCGTCCACCGCCTGCTCTTCGTTCTCTTTCGGTTCTATTACCACGTTCTCGTTTTCCATCGTGTCTCCTTTGTTTTGCATTTTTGCGCGTTGCTTGCGAATTTGGATTTTTGCGCGTTACCTGCGAAGTGGATTTTTGCGCGTTACCTGCGAAGTGGATTTTTGCGCTATTCCTGCGAGACCTCGGGGGCTTGGCCGTCCGAGGCGACGGCGCCACCACCCTCGGTTATTTCATCGCCCTTCGCAAAGGACGGTAAAATCTCTTTCTTTTGTACGGCCCCGTGCAGCTCACATCGTCGGTTGGGGCAGAGAAAGATCTGCGCCTCCGACCGCACGCGGCGGCGGAGCGCCGTTTTGCATTTGCGGCAAAACATTCGTGCCACCTCCTCTCATGCGCGCCTGAAGCTCGGCGGCAAAGTCGCGCGCGTCCGAAAGCACCTCGTCGCGCTCGGCCTTGGCCGCACGTGCCTCCTCGCTCATAGCCGAAAGCTTTTGCATCGACTCAGTGTAGGTTGCCGCCAAAAGTGCCTTTAGATTTTTGTTTTCGCTTATCACCGAGGTCACGCTCTCCACCGTTTCGTTCTGGCGGGCAAGAAGCTCGCTCGCCTCTGTAAGCTTGGCCTCGTAATCGGCAAGCTTCGCCGCCATCTGCGCCTTTTCGCTCTTGGCCGCGGCACGAAGCCCCGCGAGAAGCTCCTCCTTGTTGGAGATCGCGTCGGACGGGTAGGCGTTTATGTAGGTCTCCACGTCGATGAGCCCGCGTGCAAGAAGCATATCCAGCGCCGTAATATCACCCGCCGTCGAAGCATTTGTGCCGCTCGTCGCCTCCACCACCACCGAGAACTCGGTGCCCCTGTACTCCGACGAGGAGAAGGTACCGATCTGCCGCTTATTTCCCTCGGCCTCGGGATCCTCAAAGGCGTAGCTTTGTCCCTCGTAGAAGTTCTTGTAAAACTCGGCTAAGATAAGCCCGTCCTTTTCCACCGAAAGCCAGTGCATGTCCCTGAGATCTACCACGGGCATGCGCGCCTGCGATTGCAGCTGTGCGATGGCCGCGCCCGACATATTGGCCCCCACCGTCTCACCGGTCATGACCTCGGTCGCACCGCTTACCGATCGTGTGAAGGCAGTCACACCCTCCACAAGCGCCATCGGATGCGAGGAAAGAGGAGGAGGCGGGAGCACGCGAATGCCGTTTCCGGTACCCGAGTAGTCGGTCAGCGTCTGCCCGGGCTCGTTGGTGATCACCTGATCGCCAAGCGCGTCTTTTTCGACCACGTACTTGCCCCAGGCATTCGTCTGTGCGTTTAAGAGCGACATCGCAATGCCGAAATTGATCTCACGCTGATTGGAGATGAGGCCCTCGGCCTCCCCGATGCCGTAGATCGAGCCCTCTCGCTCGTCGTACTGCCCGATCACAATCGGATAGAGCGGCATACGCGGACGCTTCGGCTCCGCCTCTCGCGCATCGTCGGGCAGGGCATTGTTGGGCGCATCCATGTCCTCGGGCGCCTCCTCGCTCTCGCCTCGCATGGAGCGGCGCGCGGCCTCCACGTCGGGCGCGATCGGAAAGGGCCTCTTAAATACCACCGCCTGCGTGCCCTTCTCGCAGTAGACCTCACCGTTTTTCTTAAAATAGCGCGTCAGCACGGTCACCGTGCCGTCGTTCTCCTGCTCGATCTGCCCGCGATAGCGCGCGTCGGCCTCGTCGGCCACGATGAGATCGACGTCAACGTCGGGATCCGCACTCTGTCTCACCGCCTCCACGTCCTCGCGTGAGACGATGAGGATCCACTTTTGCTTTTGCTCGTCCACCTCGGTGGGATCGGCCACAAAAACGTGAAGCATATCGATGCACTCGCACCGAAGCGCGCCCGCATAGCTTCCCCCCTTGCCCACAGCCTCGGCATCCCAATAGAAGTGACGGCAATAGGTGCCCTTTACGCTTCCGTCCTTAATGGAGGTCTTGTAGATGCGCTCAAGTCCGATCTCCTTCACGATGTAGTCAGAAAAATCGTTGAATTTCTTCACATTGGCCGTCGTGTCGTCGGAGTGATAGCGAATGCGAACGGGCGTCGAGAGAATGGCCGCCTTCTTGTTGCGGCATATCATCTTTACGATGTTCACAACGGGACGCGGGAAGTTCTTTGTGTCATCGGTGACCTTCGGCCACTGATCGCCCTCGTAAAAGCGAACGTAAAGGGGAATCTTGCGCGTAAGGCCCATACGATCCTGATATTCCTTGCCGCGCTGATAATCGCGCCAAAGGCGCGTGCTCTCGTTCAGCTCCATGCGTCAGCCCCCTCTCCGTTTCGCCACTTGTTCACAAGCTCCGAGGCGGTCGCCCCATCCTCCTTCACGGGCGCACCGGGCGCCCCCGCTCGCGCCGCAAGCTCGGCACTCTTCTCCGCAAGACGGGAGGTAAGCGCCTCGCACTTCTCCTCCAGAGCCGCCTTCTCCCTCTCAAGCCTCATCACATCACCAAGGAGCGCCGCGTTCAGCTCGGCAAGCTCGCCGTTTCGCTTCCCGACCTCCGAAAGCTCGTTCTCGATGCTCACCAAGAGCTTGGTGGCTCCATCCACCTTACGCTCCAACCGTTTTGCAAACAACATTTAAAAATCCTCTCTTGCGAAATATTTTTTCTCAGCACGCGACGTGCTGAAATTGTTCTTGATAAAATCGTTATCGGGAAGCTTCACCTTTTGCCAATGCCTGCTCTCCGAATGTGAGATAAAATGCGCAATAGCCAGAGCCATCACCAGATCGTCGTGACAGCCTGCCTGTGCCTCCTGACGCCCGTTTTTCTTCTTGACGAAGGACATCATCTCCTCAAGCGTGTCCATGTGCACCTCAAGCGAGGGCTTGTCTCGCATCAAGGAAACGAGCTCTGCAACGATCGTCCTTCTCGTGCTTTCGTTTGTGTCAAAGCCGTACTCAAACACCGTCTTATCGCTCGAGGTCGAAAGGATCTCGCGCCGGTAGAGGTTTGGATATTTCAGCCTGCGGGCAAGCACTCTCGTCGGGTGCTGCGAGTAGTTGGTCTCCACGCCGATGAGGGCGTCGTTGTAATATTTTCCGAGGCAGTAGAGCTGCTCGGCGTAAAGATCCTCGTCAATGGTTTGAATGTGAAGTGTCGCGGCGGTGCTGCCATCCAGATTGCAGATCACCTTGGCAGTGAAATAATCCTCGCCCGTGCCGGCCGTGTCGCCGCCGATGACGTAGGGCGCCACGTGCGTGATCGCACCCTCGCCGTCACGCTTCACGCGCGGCTCGTCGTGCAGAGTGATGTAGCCATCCTCGCTTTCGCGAAAGAGGATATCCTCAAGCTTTGCGTACTCGCTTATCACCTCGCCGCTCTTGTCCTTCTCGACCACAACCGTCTTTTTGTACACAAAGGCACCGCGCCGATCCTTTTTCCCTGCATTCGACACGCGCGTCATCTGGTTCCGGAGCGCCCGCTTGTCAAAGACACACTTGCCGCTCACAATAAAGGCCTCCTCAGGCGAGCAGGGATATTCCTGACATATAAGCTCCTTGACCAGATACCCCGCATACTTTTTGCAGTACCAGCACACCTGCTCGCGATCGCACCCAAGCGAGAAGAGAAGCTCCTTTCGCTCGATGAGCCACGGATCGTCGGTCTCCATGTATTCCCACTCGTTCGAGCGGTACTCGCTCGCCAGCCACCACGGGTAAAAAAGATTCACGCACGAGCCGCTTTGCCAAAGCTCCCTGAATTGATTGAAGCCGTTGGCCGTGGTCTCGTAGACCACAAAGGCATCCTCTACCAGGGCTTCGCCAAGTCCCGCTTGGATCTCCGAGAGATCACAGGCGTAGAAGGCAGCCTCCGAAAGATGCACGAAATTGAGCGTCATAGATCGCGCCACGTTGCCCTTGGCCACCGCCACACGCCAGGAGGAATTGAGCTTGTCAAAGAAAAGCTCGCGCTTCGAGTTGAACTTCTGCGAGGGCTTGAGGATGGGATCCAGACGTTCAAGTGCGGCACGCGCCTTATCGTTGAAGATCGCCATGGTCTTTTCCGCATCGTCCGCAATCGTAAAGCCCGAAAAATTCTTTCGCGTGATGCAAAAGGCAAGCTGCAGTGCCGTGATCAGCGTGGTAAAGCCCTCCTGCCTCCCCTTGAGCACCAGAAAGGGCTTGGCTGTCCCTCTCGCCTTCAGCTCCTCGATAAAGAGCTTTTGCACGTCGTTGAGGAAGAAGGGAAGTGTCTTTTTCTCCTTGGTGACCACGTAGAAGGCAAGCTCGATGAGAAGCCAGGGCTCTGCCACGATCTCATCTCGGAGCGCGGGCGATCTCATGATCTCGGTGAGTGCCGATCTTACAAGGAGCCGATCGTGCTCAAGATCCCTCCTCTCGCGCCACCGCGCCCTTCGCTTCTCGATCGCTTCTCTGACGCTCGTCATGTGTCCTCAAACTTGGGAACACTCTCCGCGCCACCCCGTCGTTCCTTCTGCTCAATGAGGAAAATGGCAAAGCGTGGGTTGTATTCCTCCTCAAGTCCGCCATCCACCAGCATCTCGTGCTGGATGGCCTCGCACTCCAAGCAAGCTTCGTCAAATTTGTCATACACGAGACGCCAATTTTCAAGCGTCCGAAGCGTCACGCCGACCTTGCGCGCAAACTTGGAGAACTGCGGCACACCACGATGCCGTTTTCTCTCCTCGGAAAGCGCGGCGTAGTTTTCAAAATACGCCACGATATCCTTGGCGTATTTCGCTTTGTATTTGCTCTTTCCCAAAGCCTGCACCCGCTCCTTTCCACGCGCCGATCTTTCTTTTTTTGGGGTTGCCCCTCTCATGCTTCAAGCATAACAAAAAGGGCTTTTTGATTTCTCCCCCGTTTTTTGAGAAAAAAGCACAAAAAAGCCCCGAAAAGCCTTGATACACAAGGGTTTGCAAGGTATAAAAATTTTTTTAAAATATTTTTTCAGTTGCCGATCAGCCTATTTTTCCTGCCACTTTTTGAGAATGGCAGAGGCAATCGGACACTCGCGGTATCGATAAAGAGCGTCACAAAAGCGCGCCTCATAGGACGCCCTCTCAGCACTTGTGTCAAAGCTCGTTTCGGCACACACGCCCACGATCCCCTCACACCGTATTTTCTTGCCGCCACTATCACGCCAGAAGGGACAAACAGCACGCGCACTCTCGGTCTTGTTGCTCATGCCGCGCCCACCTCCTTGTCCGAGATCCACCTCGGCACCGCCGAGCCGTCTGCCGCTTCGCGCCGATAGAGCTCGATCTCCACAAAGGGACCCGTGAAGGGGAGAAAGCCCACACCGCCGTCCTCGGCAATGTATTCGGGCGTCTTCCGTACATACGCCACCTCATACCCGGGGAAGATCTTGCGGATAAAGGCCAGATCGTCGGGGTTGTCATCTATGTAGCACGCGTCGCGCATGGATATCATGTTATCGCGCACGTACACCGAGGCAGGTGAGCCGTCCTCATACGGCTCCTCCTGCGGCCGCTTGCAGTTTTTTGAGCAGGAGTAGTAGACGTCGGCACCCTTGAAGGAGTAGGACACAAGCCCCGCGATCGAGCCATTGCGATACTTCACGCCGATCACGTTGCCGTAGCCGTGCACCCAAAGCGCCTCAATGTCCTCACGCTTCATGCCCTCGGGCAGCCCTGAGATCAGAATGTGATGATGTACCTTGCCGCTCTTTCGACCGCGCTGACAGAAATTCATGTACTTAAACTCGGCACCGCGCCTCTCGTACTCCCGCCTTAAAATTCGCAAATACGCCTTTGCCATTTTGCGCGCCTCCGAAAGCTCGGGGTTTCGGCCTGCCTCCTCGATAAAGAAATCATAGTCCAGGCGCACCCAAAGCGCCCCCGAGCCCCTCGGAAAATTCAGGTGAGCGATATCCTTGGCGCGATTTTCCGCACGCCTGCGATTGAGCTCCACTTGCGCCGGGCGCGAGGGATTCTTTTTTACCCCGCGCGTCGTAGCAACGCGCCTCACGGGATAGAGATTGACCCGCAAAAGATCCCCCGTCACCACCATTCTCGATCTCGCATAGACCCTCCCAACATTTGCACGCACGCGCGCGCCACTCACAAGCTCGCCAAAACCACTCATTTTCTTCTCCTTTTCTTTCCCTTTCTTCTCCTTTTCTTTCCCTTACCGCTAACCTCCGCACGCGCGCGTCAATCGGAACGCGCACGCGCGCCCACCTTGGTCGTGCGAAACAACACGCGCCACACGGCGCGGACAACTACAACAACAAAAAACTCAAACAGTCTTGCGGCCGAGAGCGGAGGGGAGGCACCCCTCAAACACCCGTGGCCGTTCTAAAAATACTACCCCATGCCTCCCTCAAATCAAGGCGGCACTTGGATTTTTTCAAGTGCACAGACCTTGACTAAAATAAGGTTATAGGTAATAGTGAAAAGTGAAAAAGTAAGGAAGATTTTTGCCAAAGGCAAAAATCAACTACACCTATTCACTATTCACTTTTACTTTTTACTTCTCGTAAGCTCGCCGCCGACAGAGTCGAACTGCCACGATCGGGAAAGGTACAGAAACCGATCGTCCACCCGGAGCGGCGATATATAAATAAGGTTATAGGTAATAGTGAAAAGGGAAGAAGTGAGGAAGATTTCCGCGCAGGACGCGGAAATCAACCATACCTATTCACTTTTCACTTTTACTTATTACCTTTCTTCTCTGACGCCGCAAGGGCGGCATAGAAGAACTCGTCCACGTCGAAGCTCTGCGCCTTCCCATCCACACGGATGCGAGCTACCCAGGCACGCGCAAGCGCCTGCCACTCGTAAGCACGCTTCCAGCCCGAGGCTTTGTTGAAATGATAAAACTTCATCGCCTCGTCGAAGGCATTCACGCCGGGAGGCAGGGGAAGCTCCCTAAAATAGCGCACCACGTCAGCCTCGCTCGGCGCATCAGCCACCGCTTCCATCACCGATCGCACGTCAGCGCGGCGCAGATCGACGAAGACCACAGGGATCCCCTCAAGACGCCCCGACAGATCCGAAAGGATCTCGGGCATACCCGCAAGCCCCGCGCACTCAAATTCTAAAATCAGTCGATACCTCATCGTCGTCCTCCTTCTTTGCCTCGTCGTTCTTCGCTTCCACCGCATCGCTGAAATACACCAGAACGCCGATGAGAAGGCAAAGCGATATCAGTCCCATGTTTTCGCCCTCCTTTCAAGATCTCGCAAAGCAAGCGTCTGCTTGCCCACGTTCATGTACCCGTTTCGCTCCACGCGCATGGGGTAAAGTGTAAGAAAACCGTCCTCCTGCTTCTTGTGATAGCCGCGAAAGCCGGCCACCAAAAGCCACCTTCCACCCTCCGAGGATTCCGCATAGGCGTCCACCAGACGCCCGGGACGGCCGTTATCCAGCGGCCCCTTGTCTACAAAGTGGATCTTCCACGTGATCGGTGCACGCGCCGCAGCCACATTCTCCATGTTCTTCCTCCTCTCGCTTCATATATCGCTTGTCGTTTCCATTCAAATGAAAATAATCCAAATAATCCTGCACGTGCAGCTTACCCTCAAGCCCAAGACGGTCATGCTTGCGCCGGATGTTGCGAACAAGCTGCGCGGCGGGCTGATAGGAGAGCCCAAACAGAAGCATGATATCCCCGATCGTGAGCACCTCCTTGGAGAAGATGCGCTCGCGCACCTCATAGGTCATTTTCGAACCCTCGCACAGATCTGCCACAATACTTTTGCCAACCTCTTCGGTCATATATCCTCCCTCCCAAGAAAGCCGCGCGCACCTCTCCGCGCAGGAGAGATGCTCGAGCCCTCATGCCAATATCTCATGCTTTTTAAGATCACCTCACGACACACGCCAACCTCGTCAAGCGTCATGCGCCGCACCTCCTCGGCCGAGAAGTAGAAGCCTTCATACTTGGTAGCATGTCTTACCGCTTTTATTTTCGCTTCAAGCGTCAGTCGCGCCACCTCGTCGCTGAGCGCTCCAAGAAGCACCGCGCTCTCGTCTAAGGCACCGTCAAGGATCTCAACGCACCGCGCCTGCCGTTCGATAACCGCCACCGCATCGGCACATAGCTTCTCCCAGCATGTGTCAAGCTCCCGATCGAGCCCCTGATACGGACACGTCGAGCAATTCTCCCACGTCCCCGTGGCACAGGCTCCGAGCCCACGAAGCACCTTTTCCTCCTCTGTGAATTTCCGTTTCGTCATTCTGACGCCTCCTTCTTAAGCACGATTGGCCTAACGGTATCCTTGATCGCTTCCTTCACGTCTTTCTTAACGGCGCCGCCGATCTGCTCCACTTCTTCCTTGACCTCAAGCAAAAGCCTCGTGTTGTCTTCAAGCACAGAGCCGAAGCATTCCTCCAAATTCAACTCCGAGAAGACCGATTGGAGCGGCTTGAGCTCCAAGACTCTCCGCTTGATGTCGGCTCGCAGCTGCGTGATAAAGATCTCTTTGGCGATCCGATGGTTCTCGTTGGAAAAATCAAACTCGACCAAACGGAAAACGTAATCGGTAAAGTACACCTTGCCGTTATCAATGCAGATATAACAACTGCATTTTTCCGTATTCGCCTTTTCTTTCAGCGAAACGGCATACACAAGCTGCCCGTTTCGAATGATCATCGTTTCGTTGTACTTCTTGCCACTCACTTTTCTTCCTCCTTCAAGATTCCAACAAGCATCTCGACCGCGACCGCCAAGGCATCTTGTACTCTTGCATTCGCGCCCCAAGAAGCCCCCTCGATGATCCCGATCGCTCTCTGCATCGTTTCTCTGTTTTCCGGTTTCATAGTTACTCCTCTCTGATGTCGAACACTCTGTCAAGCGACACCTTTTGAATTTTTCCGTCCGCACACACGAAGGCGTAATCGTCAATAATGCCCGACACGATCTCAAGAAGCTCATACCGCTTTTTCTTGCGTTCACACTCGGCACAATTCGGATTTCCGTCAAAGTGCTCCGCTGCCTCCTCGCACGCGTGACACTCACCCCACGACGGATTTACACAACAAGTTTTCATTTCTCTTCCTCCCCTCACTTTCAATTCAGCATTCCTATCCATATCCTTTATAGCAATGGCGGCAGAGGCACTAAGCTCCCCAAGGAGCGTATCTTCCAACGCCTTGATCTCTGCCTTTTGGCGTTTGATAAGGTCAAGGGCATAGGTTATTGCTAAATTGGTGCAATATCCGTAGTTCCCGTGATTTGGATTTATCGGACACTCTTTGCAACTACTGTTGTCCACACAGACTTCCAACGCCTTTATAACTTCCTCGTCTGTGAATTTATGTTCGGTCATTGTTGCTCTCCTTTTCTTCCGCAATTTTTCGGCACATAAAGTCCACCTGTATTTTTGCTTCTTGTACTATCGAGTGGAATAAAGAAGCGACCTCTGTATACTCATAACATTCTGCAAAAGCCTCTTGCATATATGTTTTGGCTTTTTCAAGACTATCGGTAATACTCATTCTTTTTCCTCCGTGTATTGTTCCATCAACTCCTTATACGAAATTCCGTCAGCTAAACCGCACGATTTGTCACTATCCGTTGGTTTGTAGTGTGCATCTTCAAAAGCAGGGTACAGAAATTCAAGCATGGCAAAATTGGCAACGTCCACAAGATATTCCGTGTTGTGTGTTTTCCGATAAAGCTCAAGCCTCTGCTCTATGCACTTGTGCGCTTGTGCAAGCTCGGGATAGGTCTTACTCGCCCACCCGTATTTGTAATGCGACATTTCAATGGCGTTTTTCATTTTCTCAACAAACGCCGTGGAAAAATCACGCTTAAGGATTTCTTCTCTGCTTGTCATACCTTTTCCCCCGTGTGTTTCTTTTTGAGTTCGGCAAGCATATTGATAACATCATACATTGCTTGTTGCTTGCCAAATGCAACTCCATCACCAAGCGGTTTTCCCTCGATGGTGTTATAGATTTTCAAGTCTATTTTTGAGTAAACGGCTCTAATTGCTTCGTCAAGCACCTCCCTCGCAACCTCGCTCTTGGCGG